GCTAGATACACTCATGAAACTGTTGCATTAGCATTCAGTTTGACTGAGGAAGCTGTCGAAGACAACTTGTACGATACTTTATCGGCTCGTTACACAAAATCATTGGCACGTTCAATGGCATATACAAAGCAAGTAAAAGCTGCAAACATTTTAAATAATGCATTTGCAACTGCTGGCGGAGATGGTGTTTCTTTAGTAAACAGCGCTCACCCAACTGCTTTAGGGGGAACTTTTTCAAACATAAGTTCAACTAATGCTGACTTGAACGAAACCTCATTAGAGCAAGCAATGATTGATATTGCAGGCTTTATCGACGAAAGAGGCTTAAAAGTTGCAATGCAGGGAAGAAAATTAATCATCCCAGTAAACACGCAATTTGTAGCGGATAGAATTTTAAATTCTACTCTTAGAGTTGGTACGTCTGACAATGACATCAACGCAATGAGAAACATGGGTATGTTACCTGATGGATATGTGGTTAACCACTACCTATCAGATACTGATGCGTTCTTTATTAAAACTGATGCTCCTAATGGATTTAAACACTTCGTAAGAGCTGCCCTTGCTACAGGCATGGAAGGTGATTTCGACACAGGAAACATGAGATACAAAGCAAGAGAGAGATACAGCTTTGGATTCTCAGATCCTAGATGTGTATACGGATCTCAAGGTTCATAAAATTTACTGGATCCTCCCAGGAAAAGAAGGCGCTTGTAAGAGCGCCTTTTTTATTTTATACTATTGATAAGTATCCTAGATAAACATAGTCGTGCACACTGGCTAGGCGGACGTGTATAGAGACTGCATGACAAGGGCTATACAACCAAGGAGATAAACATGGCAAACCCTCATTTTCAGAACATGATCTTATGGGCTGGTAACACTGATGCTACCGAGTACAAAAAAGATCAACCAATGTTCCAACCTTATCCATCAGATCAAACTTTCTATGGATATTTTAACGACTTTATGACGTACAATTCTGGTGATTGGACGATCACAACAACTGAAGCAGGCTCAGGCGATGCAAGTGAAGCACTTACATCTGGAGCAGGCGGTCAATTATTAATTACAAATGATAATGCTGATAATGATTTAGACTTTTTACAATTAAAAGGTGAATCTTTTACATTAGCTTCAAATAAATCTGCATACTTTTCAGCAAGATTTAAAGTAAATGATGTTGATCAATCTGATTTCGTAATGGGATTACATATTACTGATACATCACCATTAGATGTAACAGATGGTATTTTCTTCATTAGTGCAGATGGCGACGCAGGATTAGATTTTCAAGTTGAAAAAGATAACACTGCAACAACAACTGAAGACGTTGCTACAATGGCAGATGATACATTTATTACTGTATCATGGTTTATTGATGCAAATAGAGATGCTGTTTATTATTCAATTAATAATGCTGCTCCTCTAAAATCTGCGGCAACTAACCTACCTGATGACGAAGAATTAACAATTTCTTTTGGTATTCAAAATGGTGAGGCTTCTGCTCAAACAATGACAGTTGACTACGTAACTTGCATGATCGAAAGATAGGAGTTAAAAATGTTTGCTCTCAAAAACAAACAATTAACTGCTAGTGGTCAAGTAACAACTAAAGTATCGGCAGGCACTAATACACTTAGTGCTCCAGCTAGAGTTGTTGGATTGAACATTAGATGTGGTGCAACTTTAGGCAGAGTTGATTTAATTGATAATGGTTCAGGTGGAACTGTTAAATTTACAATTCCAACTCCAGCTATAGGTTCAGGCGAGGATGAAATTTTACAAGTTAGTTTTCCAGATCCAGGAATGAGATTTGAAACTGATCTTTACTGTTTCTTCAATCAAGCTACACATGTAGAAGTTTTATATGGCTGATAACCAACCAAAACGAAATAAAAAGAATTTCCGCCCTACTGAAAAGGGGGCGGGAATGACTAGAGCTGGAGTCAAGAAATATAGAGCGATGAACCCTGGTTCTAAATTAAAAACAGCCGTAACAGGCAAAGTTAAAAAAGGATCTAAAGCTGCAAAACGTAGAAAATCTTATTGTGCAAGAAGCGCAGGACAAATGAAACAGTTTCCAAAAGCAGCAGCAAATCCTAAATCAAGATTACGACAAGCAAGAAAACGTTGGAAATGTTAAATGAGAACTCTTTTTTTTATTTTAACTTTTATATTAGTTGTTGGTGCAATAACTAGCGCCAATGGTGCAGATACAAACACGGTGAGTTCTACCGTAGTGACGGATAAAAGTGTGCCTACTGCAAATGCGCCAAGTGTTGTTGTCAACAATTCTGATATTTGTAAAGTAGCAACGTCAGGTGCAATACAAACAAACATACTTGGTATCGCTACAGGAGTAGTAGTGGACGACGAGCTGTGCCAGCTTTTGAAGCTTTCTCGCCAGCTTTATGCGAGTGGCCTTAAAGTTGCCTCAATTTCATTGTTAGCGACAGACGCACGTGTTTTTGATAGTTTAGTTATGGCAGGCACTCCACCTCCATATATGGGCGCTATTGGTAGTGAAGCTTTGGAGAAATGGAAATCAAATCCAGATATGATACCAGAAGGTAGTACTGTATTTAAAGATGATGTTTTAAAGATTAATGTAAATGAGGATGTAAGCGATGGCGAATTCCAGAAGTTTTTATTTTTGGCTATGGCTATGTATATCGGTCTCCCTATCCTTTTCTAGTAAAGCAGTAGACTGTTCAACAGATACAGTTGGATTATGTACGCCGACTATTGAAGAGATAATAGATGAAGTAGTTACAGAAACAATAGAGTATGAAGCAGATGGCTATACTGTAACAACGACAACAGAAACAACGACGACAACAAATACAGTTACTAACGTAGACTCAGGTGATTTATTGGATGGTGATAATGGTTTTGTACAGCCTAGATTTGAAGGTGATATGGATCAGGATTTTGGAGGACAAGGGCCTGCAAACATGCCTTCAGGAAGTGGTTGTTATAATTTAGGCACAGATAAGTGTGCACAAATTACAGGATCGGGCAATAGTACAAGCACAATGGGCGTGGAAGGAATGGGAACCACGTTTGTTAACACAGTAGATATATCTTCACTTGATATAGAAAATGGAGGAAGAACTAACTACACAATTAAAGTTGATAAACGAGATGCACAAGATCGTATCTACATGCACATTACAGGTAAGAACGGAAACACAAATGTATTTAGTGGTACGGATATATTATCAGAATCTGGTGTAGCTAGTGGTTATCAAGAATATGAAAATGGTTTTGATTTTGCAGGCACTATAACAACGTTGATAATCGAAATTGGTGGGCGTGATATCAATATGGCAATTGGCCCGCTCTTTGATGATATTACCATAAACGTACTTTACAATGTAATATCTACAATAGTTCAACAACAGATTACAACAGTAGAAATGTGGATTGCTTACGGCGGTAGCACAGAGACAGAAGTAATAGATATTGTAGAAAATATTATTGATCACAATGATTTTAATGAACAGCCTGGTGGAGAAATAGAAATAGAACCAATACAGGAGCCAGACTCAGACGTTTCTTATGAAATGGTAGAAATGGAAATGGAGATGGAAATGCCTGTTATGGAAATAGAAATACCAGAGATGGAGATGGAAATACCAGAGATGGAAATGGCAAGTGTTGAGACAGAAATAGAAATGGAGATGGAGATGGAGATGGAGATGGAAATGCCTGAGCCAGAGGTTGAAGTAGAAACACAACCTGAGCCAGAGCCAGAACCAGAAGTAAATGAACCAGAACCTGAGCCAGAACCAGAAGTTTCTGAGCCAGAACAAGAGGAGGTACAAGATGAACCTACTGAAGAAGATACTAAGGAAACTGAACCTACTACGAAAGAGGAGCCTGAGCAGGAAGAAAGCTCACCAGAGGTTGCTAAAGATGAAGATAGCGAAGAAGATATGGAAGAAACAGAGGATAAGGATCAAGACGAGGTAAAAAAAGAAGAGAGTAAAAAAGAAGTCGCAGCTAAAAAAATATTAAAGAAGATGGGTGATAAGGGTAGATATGACTCTGCAAATCAGTTAAAAACATTAATTGTGATGCAAGTATTAGGTAACTCTAAATCATTCTTTGAAGGTCAACAAAGTTTAAATGATATACAAGGATTCTTTACAGATAATGCAATACCTGATGCTGAACTAACAACTAACAACATAGCACAGTACTTTCTATTTGGAGGAAGTGACGTGCTTATGGATGAAATGATAATGCAACAATGGCAGAAGTAAATATAGGAGGCATAACTTTCAAGGGCGGAAAAATGCTCGCAGTGATACTAGCATTGAGTAGTACTGTTGGTGTTTTATATGGCGGTTTTGAGATGTTCAAGAAATTTCAGGATATGTCTGCGCAGATTGAATCTTATGTTGCCCCAGACCTTTCAGCGTTTGATAAGACTATTGCTTTGACTAAAGAAGAAATGAAAAGCAAAACAGATCTAATACAAACAGAAGTTGAAATGATAATGCAAGAAATGGAAATGATGATGTCGGAAATCCGCTTAGTGAGTGATGTGGCAAACGAATTGAAAAACGACCTTCGGCAAGATGTAAGAAGAGTAGAAAAAATTGTCAATGATGTAGAACAACAAGTTAAAGAAGATGCTAGAGATAATTCAAAAGATTTAAAGATTGCAATAGATACTGTTGAAGAAGACATGACAAAATTAAAAACGGACTTAGAAGAAAAAATGAAAGAATTACAAGAGAGTATTGATAAACAAATTAAGTTAACTCTTGCTAACCCACTAGCACAAATGAATAAATAATGAAAATATCAGATAACACAGCGATAAGCATGCCTATGAGAAACCTAATTGGCCTAATCATGGCCATAGGGATTGGGATCTTCGCCTATAGTGATTTGACTCAAAGGCTGACTCAACTTGAGACAGCAAGACAGCTAATGGAGGCCGATTTGTTAAAAAAAGCTGAGCAGACACCTGTAAATCAGGAATTATACATGTTGTTGGAGTTCCTAGCAGGGCAAAATGAGGTCATGGAAAAAGAAATACAATCTATTGAATCAAACAATATAAATATAGATTTTCTAAAAACACAAGTTGAGAAACTACAAAAAGATGTTGAACATGTAAAAGATAAGGTAAGACAAAATGGCGGTGGTTGAAACAGTATTCGCAATGATGATGATAGTCAATGGATCCATGGATGGGTTTATGAAGACAGATGGTTTATCACATTGCCTTAAAGTTAAGAGAGAAAGTGAGCGCAACTTATCAGATAGCAGATCAAATGTTATTCGATATGAATGTGGTCAAGTAGTAGCAGAACTAGAGCCAGACTCAGAAGGTATTCTTAAAATAAAAAAGATTATAGAGCGTAAATAATGGCAGCAAAACTACCAAATAACCAATACTTTACACCTGTCAAAAAAAGAACTAGTATAGGTAATTCTTCACGCAGTAGGCCAAAGAATAAAAACAAACGACGTCAACACGTTAAATATAGAGGTCAAGGTCATGGGTAAATTGTGTCCAAAAGGAAAAGCTGCAGCAAAAAGAAAATATGACGTTTATCCATCAGCTTATGCCAATATGTACGCTTCTGCAGTTTGTTCAGGAAAAGTAAAATCTAAAGCTAATGGAGGGATGCTTGCGTCTAACAGACTTTCACAAAAAAGAAAAAAGGTTTCTCATCTTAACAAAGGTGGTATTGCGAGAGGATGTGGTGCGGTTGCAGAAAACAAACGTAAAAGAACAACAATCACTTAATGGCAAAGAAAGGATTAAGAGCATGGGTCAAAGAGAAGTGGGTGGACATTGGAGCCCCGAAGAAAGACGGAAAATATCAACCTTGTGGAAGGTCAAAGGGGAACAAAAGAAAATACCCGAAATGCGTTCCACTTGCAAAAGCCACACGGATGACAAAGTCGCAAAAGGCGAGTGCTGTCAAACGAAAAAGAGCTGCAGGTAATCCAGGTGGTAAGCCTACAAATGTAAAAACATTTGCAGCTAGTGGAGGTTATATTTCAAAAGAAAGAAGAGCAGGAGCAGCCGTAAGAGGCTTCGATTTTAAAGGTGTATTCTAAAAAAGAAATAACAGATGACGTTCGTAAATGGTCAGAGCATTTTTTAGAAGTTCCCAATAAACATTTAGGTGGTTTTCCAGCATGTCCTTTTGCTAAAAAAACATGGAATGATAACAAAGTTATTATTGAAATAAAAAGAAAATATAAACAATATAAAGCAGAATTAAACGCACATATAAAACAATTAGATTTTAAGGTGCATGAAATATTAATATTTTGTGACCCTTACTTTAATTATTCACTTGATGAGTATCAAGAAGTAATAGATTCTTATAATGAGTGGTATAACAAAAAAGATATATTTTTTATGGGCTTTCATCCTAAAAATCCAGCTAATGAAGAAGAACAAGAGTTTTTAGTAACACCGACTGGGGAAATGCCAGTCGTTGAAAGTGACCTAGCCTATTCTATGATGCTAGTACAAAAGTTCTCGCAATTACAGGAAGCTTCTGATAAACTACATAAATCTGGGTACTATAAATTGTGGCCTAGAGGGTACTATCAAGACGTTGTGGTATCTAGACAAAAAACCTATAAACGAATATTCGGAGGTCAACATGATGGGTAAGAAAAAAAGAGTAGGAATGATGAAAAAAGGCGGAAAGCCAGTTGTTAAAAAACGTGGTGGTGGAGCCATGGGTCCTAAGAAGAAAAAAGTCACTAAAAAAAGAGGTGGTGGCATGATGGGCGCTAAGAAGAAAAAGGCAAAATAATAAATGCCAACTTATGCATCAACCGCAAACTTTGATCTGTCTATAGACGATATAGCAGAAGAAGCTTTTGAACGTTGCGGTCTTCAAACTCGTAGTGGATATGATATAAAGACCGCTAGGCGTTCTATTAATTTAATGTTAGCTGAATGGGCTAACAGAGGATTAAATCTTTGGACAATTCAAAAACAAGAAAAGGCTTTAGCTGCAACTACAACATCTTTAACAGGCACAAGTTTATTTGGAAGCTCTGCAGATGATTCTCAACAAATAATAGATATTACCGATGTCGTGATTCGTGATTCAAGTAACAATGAATACTCAACAACATCAATTAGTCGTTCTACTTATTTAAATTATACTGTTAAAACAACCAGCGGACGACCAAGTCAATACTACTTTGAGCGTACGATAAACCCAACGCTATTTCTATATCCTGCAGCCGATACAACGTACACTCTAGTATATTATGCTCTTGTTCGGATGAAGGATTCGGGCGCTTACACAAATAATGCTGAGATTCCTTTTCGATTTCTTCCATGTTTAACTGCTGGATTAGCTTATTACATAGCTATGAAAAAAGCGCCAGATAGAATTCAATTATTAAAACAAATTTATGAAGATGAATTTCAACGAGCAGCAGCTCAAGACGGCGAAAGAACAAGTTTATTTTTATCACCTAAAACTTATCTACCAGGAGTTTAATAATGGGCAAATACGCATCTGGTAAATTTGCAAAAAGAATATCAGATAGATCTGGTATGGCTTTTCCTTACAACGAAATGGTTCAAGAGTGGAATGGTTCGTGGGTTCATGTTAGTGAGTTTGAACCTAAACAGCCTCAACTAGACCCTTTACCGATTGTAACAGATCCTCAATCTTTACAATATGCTAGGTCTCAAATAGCTAACTCAAGAGTTTTTGTTGGTGGTGCTACAGGCCCTATAAATGCTGGAAGAACAGTAACCAGACCAACAACTGGTGATGCTGCTTATGATGGTGAGGGATTTGGAACGACAGTAAATCAATTTCAAACATTAGATATGCCTGTTACAAACTTTTATGCAAACGGAGTATCTTATGCCTCTACACAAAAAAGTATGATGCCTTTGAGTGTACAACAACCAAATAAACCTACACAGTTGAATTCTCGCGTAGGTAATGTTACAGTGAGCACGTCATGACCGATTATTCCGATTTAACAGATAACGTAAGAAATTACACAGAAACAAGCACAAATGTTCTTTCTAATACTGTTATTCAACCTTTTATAGAATCAGTTGAAGATAAGATAAGAAGAACAGTAGATTTAAATTATTACAGAAAATACGACACAGCAACACTAACAGTAAATAATGCTTTTTTACCACTTCCCTCTGATTGGGAGGCAACGAGATATATTCAATTAATAGATAGTAACGATGACAGAACTTTCTTGATACAGAAAGATATTTCGTTTATGACTGAATACGCACCAGATAGAACATCTGCAGGTGCTGGAACGCCTAAATATTATGCTGACTGGGACCAAGATACACACTATCTAGCGCCAACCCCGAACGCTGCATTAACTGTAGAGCTCGCATACACGTACAAGCCTGATGGTTTATCAAGTACACAAACATCTACTTGGTTAAGTCAAAATGCTCCAAACGTGCTGTTGTATGGTTGTATTTTAGAAGCACTTGGATACTTGAAAGGTCCAGCGGATATGATACAATACTACGATAAAATGTATAATCAATCTGTACAGGCTCTAGCCACATATGAGATGGGGCGTGACCGTAGAGATGAATTTCGGGACGGCGTTATTCGTATCCCTCTCGAATCAAGGAACCCATAGGAGATTATTATGGCAATTACTCAAGCTGTATGCAACAGTTTCAAAGTGGAAATCCTTAAAGGCCTACACAATTTTACGGCTACGACAGGGAACACTTTTAAACTAGCGTTATACGACAACGAAGCAACATTAAGTAAATCAACAACTGCTTTTCAACAAACTGATGAAGTGGCAAACTCAGGCACTTATTCTGAAGGTGGAGGATCGTTAACATCTGTTACCCCTGCTTTATCTACAGATACTGCTGTTTGTGATTTTTCAGATATTTCATTTACAAGTGCAACTATTTCAGCACAAGCTGCTGTTATTTATAACAGTTCAACTGTATCTGGTTTAACTACCAATGCATCTGTTTGTGTGCTTGATTTTGGTGCGGTTAAATCTTCAACTTCAGGAACATTTACTATTACGTTCCCTGCTGCTGAAGCAACTGCTGCAATTTTAAGAATAGCATAGGAGATAATTTATGGCCTCTATCCAAGGATGGGGCCGAGAAACTTGGAGCAGTGGTGCCTGGAACGAACAAGCACCTGTTTCTGTTACAGGTAATGGCCTCACGTCATCTCTGGGAACTGAGACAGTTGCGACTGATCAGAATATATCTGTAACTGGTATTGGTTTAACATCAACTGCTGGAACTGTTACTGCTGTTGGTGTTGCTGAAGTTAATCCAACTGGTATTTCTCTTACATCATCTTTAGGTACACCTAGTCCTCAAACAGATCAGAATATATCTGTAACTGGTATAGGAATGACTTTGTCACTAGGTGATGAGTCAAGCTCAGTTACAAAAACAACTGGTTGGAACCGTGACACTGACATTAATACAGGTAATCCTATTGGATGGGGTGATCAACAGTGGAATGCAACAGGTGGTTCATTTGCTCTTACAGGTCAAGCACTTAGTGTCTCTTTAGGTACAGAAACAGTAGCAACAGATCAAAACATATCCGTTACTGGAGTTGCAACAACTTCATCAATAGGAACTTTCTCAATATCAGGTGATTCACAAGTAACTGTTGTTGCTGCAAGTGAACCTCAACTTGATATTTCTTTAGGTACACCAGAGGCGGATCCAGAATTTGTTGTATTCCCTTCTGGTAATGCAATGACATCTGCTGTCGGTACTGCTGGCACATCTGTATTTGTTACTGGTAATGCAATGACAGCCTCTTTAGGAGAGGAAACGCAAGAAACTATCTATGAAGCACCTAGTGTTTCTGCTACTTCGTCTGTTGGATCGCCTACTATAACAGCAAGTTCTACTTTGACACTTACTGGCGTTTCTGTTACAAGTAGCACTGGAACTCTAGGAGGCACTTTTTGGAACCAAGTAGATGATTCTAACTCGGATATAAGCTGGACGGAAGTCCATAAAGCCGCATAAAAGTTTTGACAAACTTTAATTTAAATATTACAAATTATATAGGAGATTAAATGAGTTCAACATATTCAACAAGTTTGAGAATAGAGCTTCAAGCTTCAGGAGCAAATTCTGGTACTTGGGGAACTATTACGAACAATAACTTTTCACAATCTTTAGAGTTTGCAATTGCTGGGGTAACGAATGTTGCATGTGGAGATGCTGCTGTAACTACACTTACAAATGCAGATGGACCTCAAACACAAGCAAATAACCAAGCAAGAAGTGCTCATATAAGACTTACAGGTGCACATGGTGCAGTAAGAATAGCTCAATTCCCAGCTACACAAAAAGTTTATTTAATTACTAACGCTACAACAGATTCAGGATCTTCAGGTCCTTATGCAATGACTTGCAGACTAGGAGCTTCAGGTAATACACTTTCAATAGCTAACGGCACAACTCGTCTTGTTTCTACAGATGGTACAAACTGGTACGATGTTTTTTCTTTAGCTGGTTCAATAGACCTACAAGGTCAAGAATTAATAATGGACGCTGATGCAGATACAAGTTTAACTGCTGATACAGATGACCAAATAGATATTAAAATTGCAAACATTGACGTTGCAAATGTTACTACAGCTAACTCAGGTGATTTAGTAATTACTAATGCTGTTCAAGATAAAGATATAACTTTTAAAGGTGATGATGGCGGAGGAGCAATTACTGCTTTAACTTTAGATATGTCTGATGCAGGTAAAGCTACATTTAATGGTGTAGTTGATGCTGATGCAGGTATCACTGTTGATAATATTACAATTGATGGAACAGAGATTGATTTATCATCTGGCGATTTAACTTTGGATGTTGCTGGTGATATAATTTTAGATGCTGCTGGCAACGATTTGATTTTCCAATCTGCTGGAACAGCTATTGGACATATTACTAACAGCTCAAGTGATTTAGTTATTGAATCAAAAGTTTCTGATAAAGACATGCTTTTTAAAGGTAATGATGGAGGTTCTGGTATCACAGCACTAACTTTAGATATGTCTGGCGCTGGTGCAGCAACTTTTAATAATGATGTAACAGCTTTCTCTGATAAAAGACTTAAAACAGATATAAAAAATATTGATAATGCGTTATCTAAAGTAACAAAAATGCAAGGTGTTTACTATAAAAGAAATGATATAGACGATGCTAGAGAACAAGTCGGTGTTTTAGCTCAAGATATGGAAGAAGTTTTACCTCAAGTTGTACTAACAGCAGATGACGAAATTAAAACAAAATCCGTTGATTATGGAAAAATATGCGCTGTTTTAATAGAATCTATTAAAGAGCTTAAAGCAGAGATTGATCAGTTAAAAGGAAAATAAAATGGCAGTCCCTTCAAGCGGAGCAGTATCAATACAAGATCTTGTAGATGAGTTTGGAGGTTCTACTCCTCATTCTATAAGTGAATATTACAGAGGCGGAAGCCTTGTTCCAAATGTTTCTGCAAACAACAGTGTTCCTACATCAGGAACAGTAGCACTAACAAATTTTTATGGAGCGGTTGATGCTACTTTTATAGCTGCTTCAGGTGGTACAGAAACTACTAGTGGCGACTTCAAAATTCATACATTTAATTCTAATGGAACATTCACTGTTAATTCTGTAGGTAATTCAGCAGGTTCTAACACCGTAGAATACTTAGTTGTAGCTGGTGGCGGAGGCGGTGGAAATAAGCAAAACGCTGGTGGCGGAGGCGGTGCGGGTGGTTATCGTACTGCAGCAAGTTTTAGTGTTTCTGCTCAAGGTTATTCTATTACTGTAGGTGGTGGAGGTTCAGGAACAAATACAAGAAATGTACCAGGAAGCACTGGAAGTAATTCTGTTTTTTCTAATATCACTTCTGCAGGTGGTGGAGGTGGAGGTTCAGGTTATGGAAATAATGATGGTGCTGCAACTAGCGGTGGTTCAGGCGGTGGTGCTTGGGCTATTGATGGTAATGATTACGGCACTGGACCAGGTTCAGCATCTCCTGCAGGACAAGGAAACGCTGGTGGACCAGGAACCAATGTAAGTAATTTCGGACAAGGTGGAGGCGGCGGTGGCGCTGGCGAAGCTGGAAACACTGATGGTGGTGGTTATGGTGGAGATGGTTCATCAACTAATAATATTGAAGGAGATACTACAGCGAGAGCAGGTGGTGGAGGTGGCGGTAGAGATAATAGAGCCCCTTCTTTAAACGCTCCTGGTGGTGATGGTGGCGGTGGCCCTGGAGGCTACGGTTCAGCAGGCACAAATGGATCAGCAAACACTGGCGGTGGCGGTGGCGGTGCATCACATAACTATAATAGTACATCCGCTTCTGGCGGTTCAGGTGTTGTTATAATTGCTTATAAGGTACAATAATGGCACACTACGCAAAATTAGATAAAGATAATATTGTTTTAGAAGTAAATGTTATTGATAACGATCAAGAAACATCTTTAGGTGAAGCTGGAATTGTATCTTGGCTTAATGCAAATTTTAATAATCAAGGAGTTTCTGGTGGTGTTACATGGAAAAAAACATCTTTTAACACAAGATCTGGAAAACATTATGAAAATGATGGTGTAACGGAATCATCTGATCAAAGCAAAGCACTAAGAAAAAATTATGCAGAAGCAGGTGGTACATATGATGCAGCTAGAGATGCATTTATTCCGCCAAAACCTTTTGCATCATGGGTTCTTAATACAACTACATGTGTTTATGATGCTCCTGTATCATATCCTGATGATGGTAAATATTACGTTTGGAATGAAGATACCACATCTTGGGACGAAGTTACCTAAAAAAAATTAAAAACAATAACTACTCTAGTTTTTGTATTTGAAGGTGTAGCATTTGTGTGTTTTAAATAAGTTGGAAAAATAACAAATTTATTTTCTACACTTTCTATTTTAGTTCCATCTTCAAACTTTGTATATCCGTTATTCGTGTTTAAATAATAAACAGCTGTAAAACTTTTTTTAAATTGTGGTTCAGAAAAATCCCAATGATAAGGAAGAATTTCATTTATAGTTTTTGTTTTAAGAGTTAAATTTGACTTTATTCTTATTAAAGCTCCCAAATTTAATTGTCTTTCTAATTTTTTTACAAACATGGGTTCAATAAATTGTGGATAAATTGAGCTGTTTGGTTTATTTAAATAATAAATGTTGTGAACAAATTGAAAGTTATCAGGGCTTTCTTTTTCCCCCACTTCATTACCAACTACTTGATCGTGATAAAACCAAGGAAACTCGTTGGACAGTATATGTGATTGAAGTTTTGTAAGTTCATCCTCTGATAAAAAATTGTCTATAATTTTAATATTTTTATTCATAATTATTTTTGGTAAAAATCATACCACCCCGTGATTATTGTTTTTTCTTTTGTGCAAAATTGTCCTTTATGTGTAAAAGTCCAATCAGCTGGCCAAATTAAAATTTTTCCTTTTTCCGATTTAGAAATATAATCTTGATGTAAAAATTCTGTACCGCCTTCATCTTCAAGGTCATCACAGTACATCATCCATACTAAGTGACGATTTTTAATAGGACCAAAACTTGTAAGTCTTTCACAATGCCATTCGTAAAATCCTTTACTAGGTTTATAATTTTGAATATTAAATGTAT